GGTAAGACGCCGGTGTGGGCCTTTGTGACTGACGCCAAGGGCCAGAAGCGCTTTGTACCGGGCCTGCACAACCGCCGGCTGGCCGAATCCCGGCTGTGCGCGGAGGGCTTGTGATGCTGCGCGAAGCCTTGTTCCTGGTTGCCCTGTGCCTAGTTGCCTGGATCGGTTTTGACGTACTTGAAGGCCAGCGCGACGAAGCCAGGCGCGAGCGCGACAGCGCGAAATGGGAGGCCAGCGGCCTGCGCGAAGCGGCACGCATCACCGGCGAAATGCTCGCCGAGCGGGACGCGATCGACCAACGAAACACCAAGGAATTGACCGATGCACGCACTGAAAACGAACGCCTGCGCCGCGCTGTTGGCGATGGCACTGGCCGGCTGTACGTCAGCGCCACCTGTCCCGCCTCCGGATCTGTGTCCGCCACCGCCGGCACCGCCCGCGTGGCTGATGCAGGACGCGCCGAACTCTCAGCAGACGCTCGACAAGATTATTTCACCCTCCGAGATCAACTCGCCCAAAGCCGGCAAATGATCGTCGGACTGCAGCAATACGTCCTTGGTGTTTGCCGGCGATCGCCGGCGCCCCAAGTCACCACTTTTCCCAACCTCAAAAAGAGCGATACCCCATGAGCCAGCAAAACACCGAAATCACCCTGGAAGTCGGCGAACAGGAATTCACCTTCAACCTGTCCCCGGCGGACGTGACCAAGTACTTCAACGCCCTGACCCAAACCAACAAGGTCGCCCCGGGCAACAACCTGTTGATGACCACCGTCAAGCAAGAGGAAAAGGCCACGCTGAAACCGCTGCTGGCCAACCCGGTGATGGTGATGCAGCTGGCCGGCGCGTTGCTGGAGGAATACGCGCCCAACGTTGAGGTGATCGTAAAAAAGCGCTCGAGCACGCTGAGCGCCTGAGCGAAAACGGCCTGGGCCAGCTGATGGCCCTGACGAACCGCTGGCTACCTGGTGTCGAACCCACGCCCGAGGCGATGGGGACGGCCAAGTGGCTGGAGGACGAACACTGGAGACGCATGGAGTTTGCCGTGGCTAGCGGCATCGCCCTTGCGCTGAACGGGTAACGACATTGGCAGACCGTAGCGCCAGCCTGGCTTTCATTCTCAGCTTGCAGGACAAGGTCACCGCGCCCCTGGGCAAGGTGAAAATGGGCTTTTCCGAGCTTGCCGATCAAAGTGAAAAGCACATCAAGACGATCGGCCTGGGCCTCGGTGGGCTGACGGCGGGCGTGGTCGCCATTCGCGAATCCATGGAACCGGCGTTGGAAGTCAATCGCGCCCTGGGCGACGTCCGATCGCTGGGCGTGGCCGAGGATGCGCTGTCGGCACTCAACAGCAAATCGCTGGAGTTCGCGGTGAACTACGGCGAGAACGCCAAGGACTTTGTGGCATCGGCGTACCTGATCGAGGGCGCCATTAAGGGCCTTGCCGGCAACCAGCTGGCGACCTTCACCAACACCAGCAACCTGCTGGCCAAGGCCACCAAGACCGACGCCGAAACCATGGGTGAATACGTCGGCACGCTCTACAACCTGCAGAAGTCCCAAGCCGATGCGATGGGGAAGGGCGCGTGGGTCGAAAAGCTCGGCGGCCAGACGGCGCTGGCGGTGCAGCTGTTCCGCACCAGCGGCGCAGCCATGAAAGACGCCTTCAAGGAAGCCGGGGCGATCGCCACGACTTCCGGCGTCGACCTGGCTGAACAGATGGCGGTGATCGGCACGCTGAGCAGCACCATGGAGGGCGGCGACGCCGGCGGACGCTATAAGGCGTTTTTCGAAAACATCGGCGCCGCCTCCGAAAAGCTCGGTATGAAATTCACCGACCAGCAGGGCAAGGTGCTGCCGATGATGGCCATCCTGGACAAGCTCCAGGGCAAGTTCGGCGACCTCACCAGCGCGTCGGCCGGCGCCAAGCTGATGGAAGCCTTCGGCGGCGAAGGTGCCCAAGTGATCGGTGCGCTGGCCAAGGACACCGATCGGCTGCGCAACGGCATCGAGCAACTGGGCAAGGTGCGAGGGCTGGAGAACGCCGAGCAGATGGCCCGGGCGATGGTCGATCCCTGGCAGCAATGGGCGTCCCTGGTTGAAGTCATGCGAGTAGTGTTCGGCCAGGTGCTGATCCCGGTGCTGTCGCCGTTCATGGCCAAGATGGTGGACATCGGCAAAACGCTGGTGCGCTGGTCGCAGCTGTTCCCGAACATCACCCGCGTGATCGGCATCACCGCGCTGACGATCATGGGCATCGTCGCCGCGATGTCGGCGCTGACCATGGTGGTGGGCATTGCCCGCATGACCTGGTTGGGAATGCTGACCGTCTGGAAAGTCTTCCAACTGATGGGGCTGCGCACCGTCGCGGTGTTCATCCTGCAGAAGCTGGCCATCCTGGCTTACGTCGCCGTGATCTACACGCTGAGCGCCGGCCTGGCGCTTATTCGCGGCGCCATGATGCTTTGGCAGGGCGCGATCTGGCTGGTCAACGCGGCGCTGCTGGCCAACCCGGTGGTGTGGATCGTGGTCGGGATCGTCGCCCTGGTGGCGGTCATTGTGGCGGCGGTCTACTTCTGGAAGGAGTGGACGAGCGCCCTGATGAACACCGCCGCGTTCCAGTTCGTCGCCGACAAGCTGCAGAAACTGTCCGACTGGTTTAACTCCATGGGCGGCTGGTCGGGCATGGCCAAGGCCGCGTGGGACAGCATCGTCGGCATTTTCACGAAGGCCGTTAACGGCGTGATCGATCTGCTGAACAGCATCCCGGGCGTGAACATCGAAGCGCGTTTTGGCGGCATGCCCGAAGTGCTAGGCGTCGATGCCGCGACCAACGCCGCCGACACCGCCAACGCCGCGCAGAAAGCCCAGCAGACCATCAATGCGGCCATTCCAAGCCTGTCGCCGGCGCGTCCGTCTGCAGTGCCGCCGGGTGGCCTGCTGACCAGCATTCAAAACAACAACAGCAGCCAGAGCAAGGGCACCCATGTGGAGAACGTGACCATCAACACCGGTAAGCCGATGACCCCGCTGGAGATGGAAAACATGGTCGCCATGGCGGTGGGCGGATGAGCGAGTACGTGGATCTGCTCATCGTCGACAACGACCTGGCGCTGGATCTGTCGCACCAGCCGCTGCTGGTCGACGACCGTGCCTGTATCGCCCAGGACATCGCCCACATGATCCGCGACAGCGGGCTGTTGGTGACGCTGGTGGCCGAACGCGATCGCCTGCGTCAGCGCGATTGCATCCAGCAGATGGAACTGCTGGTTGAAGAAGATGTGCGCCTGGTGCCGGGAACGGCGCGCATCACTCAGCAGGCGCCAGGTGTGTACCTGGTAACCGCCAAAACCATCAAATTCGGATCGATCGAGGTAAGTCTGTGAGCGTCGATTTTAAAAAGGTGATCGCCGATGCCGGCATCCCGACCACTGAGGCGGCGTTGAAGGCTGAGTGGGAAAAGGAAGTTGAAGCCCAGGGCGCGAAAGTCGCCAACACCAGCAGTTATTCGCCGTTCTGGCGGGTGATGACCGCGCTGGTGACCAAGCCGGTTTTGTGGCTGCTGGATTTCCTGTGCATGACCGTGCTGCCCAACTTCTTCGTGAAAACGGCGGTTGACGCCTGGCTGGATACGCTGGCCTGGGCAGTGAACGTCGAGCGCAAGGGGGCGACCAAGGCCCAGGGAAAACTGCTGTTCACTCGGGCCATTCCGGACGGCGTGCTGGAGTTGGAAAAGGGGATCGTGGTGCAGTCTGCCGCGATCAATGGCAACGTCTACAAACTGGTTACGACGGCGCCGGCGACGTTCCAGCAGGGCCAGCTGCAGCTGGACGTTCCCGTGGAAGCAGTCGAGGCCGGTAGTGGCTTCAACCTGGCGCCAGGGTACTACGCGATCCTGCCGGTGCCGATTCCCGGCATTGTCCAGGTGGTGAACAAAGACGGTTGGCTGGAATCCCCAGGTGCAGATCCGGAACCCAACGACCAGTTGCGCCTGCGCGTGCGTAACCAGTTCTCGGCGGTCAACCAGTGGCACACCGACGCGGTGTATCGCGCCATGATTTCCGCCTTCCCGGGCGTGCGGCCGGATGGTGTGTATTTCGAACACGGCGCGCCCCGTGGCCCGGGCAGTGCCAATGCCTACATCCTTTTCGATGCGGGTGTGCCGGCGGACGCCTACCTGCAGCAAATCAACGCGCACATTCGCGACCAGGGCAACCACGGCCACGGCGACGATCTGCTGGCCATGGTCATGCCCGAAGTCCCGGTGACCGTGACGCTGTGGCTGTGGCCCAAGCCCAACTTGAGCGCCGAGCAGATCGCCGCCCTGGTGAAAGAGGTGGAACTGTTCGTGCGGGCTGCTTTTCGCGAAAGCACCGCGACGGATTACCAGCCGACGCTGACCTATCCGCAATCGCGTTTCAGCTACAGCCGGCTCAGTGAAGAGATTCACCAGCAGTTCGAGGACATCGCGTCCCTGCGGTTCCTACCCGGTCAGGACATCATCAGCGGGCTGAACATTCCGCGCCTGGGCCAGTTGCAGGTGACGGCGCAATGACCAAGCTCAAATTGCCCTTTTGGCTCGGCGGCACCGAGCTGTCGAAGTTATTGGCCGCTGCACAGTCCTGGTGGGAAACCGTCACCAGCTGGTTGCGCTGGCCTTACCTGCAGATCGATCCCGACACCTGTCACCTGGCCATTCTGGAACTGTGGGCCTGGCAGCGTGACGTGACGCGCTTCACCGGTGAACCGGAAGCCCTGTTCCGCCTGCGCGTGAAATACGCCTTCGTGAACTCCGTGGACGCCGGCAGCACCGCCGGCATGAAGCGCATTTTCGAGCGCCTGGGCGTCGGCTACGTCGAGATCGAGGAACGCCAGCCCGGGCGTGACTGGGACGTGGTGCTGCTCAAGTTCAGCAATGCGCAACTGTCCCTCAATCCGGAGTTGTTGCGCGTGTTGATCCAGCAGTACGGCCGCACCTGCCGGCGCTATGACTTCGTGACCATTACCCCCGTGGGCCTGCAAATCGGCCTGATCGACTTCAACGACGACCAGCAGACGCTGGTCGCCAGCCTGTAGGAGCGCACCGTGAGCGCCAGTATCACTTTGGCCGGCGAGAGCCAAATCGCCCTGAAACAAAGCCAGAAAAAGCCCCTGGTCGTAACGAAATTCATCTTCGCCAACGTGCCCGGGTTGAACCCCGAAACGCCGGTGGATCGCGCCGCCGGCAAGCCGCCGGCGGGCCAGATTGTCCAGGTCTACGACATCCCCGAGGAAAACCGTGGATTTGTGAATCCGAACCAAGTTGTCTACAGCGCCCAGCTCGGTTCCGACATCGGCGACTGGGACTTCAACTGGGTCGGCCTCGAGGACGCGGACGGCCTGCTGTTTGCCGTCTCCTACGTCCCGCTGCAGCAGAAGCGCAAGAACATCCCGCCGCTGCAGATCGGCAACAACGTCACGCGCAACTTTCTGGTGGCGTTCGACGGCGCCCAGGCGCTTACCGGCGTAACGATCGATGCCAGCACTTGGCAGCATGACTTCACCGTGCGCCTTGCCGGGATCGATGAGCGCGAGCGCCTGAGCAATCGTGAAATGTACGGTCGCGCCTGTTTTTTCGGTAAAGCTCTGGCATTCGCAAAGAGCGATAACG